ATTATCCACTCTGACCTGTTGAGTAATAAAAACGAAAGAACAACCATGAATAAATATACTTGATATCTATCCACGGCTGCTCAGAATTGTCTATCTCAGCTGCAATCAGCTGACATGCTCTTTAGAAATAAAGGGCGTGCTATGGTATGGTTGCTTAAATTAGCAATCATGCCAATAGCAGTCCGGCTACGTGTAACTCATATAAGGGTGATACTGGCCTTCTCACGGGATTGTTACCGCTTGGCTTCCAAGTCTGGGGTAAAGTACTTAGTGCTTTACCTTAAGGCTTGTCAAGTCTTGCTGCAACAATCTGTGGGAGGTCATGTGTTACCTAGTACTCGCCCGTTAAAGGTCGCGGTATCTCGTACCAGATCAGGTCTTCCACGCTGAATTCCTAGGGATCACCGTCAAAAGATTCGTCTTTTGGCGGCCCCTGAGATTAGATTATGGATGACCTTGTTTGGACTGTACCGTGTACTAGGGTTTGTGGGGGCAGTCTCTGTGACTACCATTACAAATCCTGGGAAAATTATACCAGGGGAAGCCATTATCCATTTTCGTCGATTCGTGCAAGAGGTATTTTGAGTAGAGGCCTCTAAGCGTCATGGGAGAGATCCCGTGATTGCTCAAGCCAATACAAGAAATACTAAAGGTCGAATTGACTTATGGACGAACCTTGTGAGCCAGCTTAAACCAACTGTGTTCCCGATTTTCAAGTCGGGATCGTCAGTAGCATCGGGAGAAATTTCAACATCTCTCAATTCTTTGGTTTCTGCTTCTCACGCCTGAGCGGCGGAGGAGCAGAAGTCCAGTAGTTTATGACAGGCTTTTAAAGGATGGCTTGATCATACGGGGATTCCCGATAAGATAATCCGTGACACTAGAACATTTGGAGTTCGACGTGATTACGTATTATCTAAGTTTCCGATTTTAGAGCTTTTGAAAACTTATCAAAGTCTTCCTGGTTCGCCAGGTTGATTAGGTAAGTTAGCCCTGAAGGAGGAGGCGGCCGGGAAAATCCGTGTGTTCGCGATGACTGATGCTTTTACCCAATGGGTTTTATTTCCTCTTCACGAGGTAATATTACGAACAGTGAGTCTATGATCCCAAGATGGTACTTTCGATCAGGTAGCGCCAGTTAGGGCGTTACTTCGTCGTAAGGACGTTAAGGGATTATGGTCATTTGATCTGTCTGCGGCAACCGATCGGTTGCCCGTTCAGTTCCAAAAAATTGTTCTGGGTCCAGTCCTCGGATTGCATGGGGCGGAGTCTTGGGGTGATATCCTCATAAAAAGGGATTATTATCTTAAGACCCGTCCACTGCAATACGCGGTTGGACAACCTATGGGAGCCTATTCATCATGGGCTCTATTAGCATTAACTCATCATTCCTTGGTACAGTGAGCTTATTATCGAGTTTGTACTCGTATGAAGTTACCTTACAAGTGATTTCAGTTATATGCTGTTCTTGGTGATGATGTAATCATCGGGGACAGTGAGGTGGCAACAGAGTATCTGGCTATAATGGACACCTTAGGTGTTGAGGTCGGTTTGGCGAAGTCGCTTATCTCCCCTAATCGGAAGGTAGGTGAATTCGCGAAACGGTTCTTTATACCTAGGGACGTGTCGATGGTACCGTTAAAAGCGGTGGTATCAGCACGTTTCAATAGCCATGAATTGCTAGAGTTTGTGCGCAAGTACAAATTGTCTGTGATTCAAGCTTTGTCATTTGTCGGCGTGGGATACAAGGTAAAGGCAGGGTTGAATAAACCCTTCCGTGAACTTGGAAACCACACGGCGAATCTGCTATTGTCTCTTTCGTCTCCATCAGGACCTTTTGCCCTTGGTTTATCTAGATGACTTCAACAAATAGGTTGAATGCGTCTAGGTAAACTAATGACGAAGGCCCAGTTATCAACTTTCCTTGCATCCCAGTTGAAAAGGGTGCAGGGTCGGGTTGATGACTTGACTGGGGAAAGACGTAAAGTCTTCTCCATAATGATGGTCAAGAGGGATCACGGTAAAAGGGGTAACCCGTTCGATTATCTTTATCCAATATATGA